TCCATGACTCGGGTTGGTTCTTACAACTCGCTGACCCTGTAAGGAGAGAAACATGGCTCTCGCCCTAAACAAGATCCTGATTGCCGGTGCTAATAGCAATACCACCGGAGCATACTTTCAGACTACCTCCCTTATTGCTCCTGCGACCGTTGCTGGCAACGTGATCCCTGCTGGTGCTTACCTGATGTTCCCGGTTGCCGGGACCACGGTATACGCCAACAACGGAACTGCGCTGTCGCTTCTGTTGGCTAACAACACGGGTGGATTCATCGTTTCTGACGGTGTGAACGTGTTCGCTAACTCTGCTGTTGCCGCCAACACGGTTACCTTGTTGACGATCAACGGTGGTCTGACTGCAAACGCTACGTTTGCTAGTTAAGGAGTAAACATGGCAAATCCAGATGCAGTAGGCCAAAACTACCCAGATTCGTTTGGTAACTTTGCAATTGCAGGTGTTACTGGCGCATCTTTGGCAACGGCTGGAAATGCTGTAGTGGCTATCCCGTTCCTGAAGGGCGGTCTCACCAACAGTGGGGCGCTCGCAGGATCGGGACAGGTGATCATTCGTCGGGTTACGGTTCAAAACCCAAATACAAGTGTTTCGTTGGCTAACGTGGGTATTACCACTAGCAATGACGGGAACACAAGTAATGCGGTTGTTGCAGTAGTTTCGTTAGCAAACCTAACTGCGGTGAACAAGTTCCAAGACCTATCGGTTGCCAGCCCCTTCGCATTGACTACTACCGTCAATGGAGCGAACACCTCTGCCCTGTACTTGAATGTTGCTAACGCTGCCTCTGGCACGGTAGACATTCGCGTTTACGGTGACACGGTTTCGTTCTAATGGAAATCTTCGTAACCAACTGTAGTGACACTGATTTGACTGACCGTCATGCCGGTGTTGACTATCAGTTCAAAAAAGGTGTGTCTACGCCAGTTTCTATAGAGACTGCTAGGCACATCTTTGGTTACCAGGATGAAGACAAGCTGCCGTATGCAGTCCGTCTAGGGTTCGTCAAACACTCTACGGAAATTGAAATTGGACTTGAACGGTTGGCTATGTTTCGCATAGGCCAACATTCAGCGCAGGACCGCATTCCCTCGGCGGTAGGCGTAGTACCCCTACCCGTCAAAAAAGTAGGGGTAGGGGGAAAAGTCTCCTGAGGGTTACAATAGGCAACTATGTCAACCCTTAATTCGTACATCACAGACGTTCGCAGGCTTCTACACGATGCCAATGGGAACTTTTGGTCTAATGATGAACTTACGGATTACATCAACGATGGGCGTGAAAGGGTAGTACGGGACACTGGTTGTCTACGCACCCTGCAAGTTTCTGCTACACCCCTCGCTCCGGACGGTACGCCAGCAATTATTTGGTCTGCTGGCCTTGTTGTTACCGCTGGACAGTACATATTTTCAAATGTGTTCATCTACGAGATCACGGTAGGTGGCGTTTTGGGGACTACAGCCCCGCCATACCCCGCATCTGGGTCTAATTTCCCCCCGTCAACCGCTTTTACCAACGGCACAGCCACCCTGCTGTACGTTCAGAATGCAGAAATTATCCCGTTTTCGTCGCTACCTAATGGTTCGCAGACTCTGGATGTGCTCAACCTGACAATTTATTGGGGAAATTCCAGAATTCCTCTGCGCTACCTGCCCTGGACGAACTTCAACGCCCAGTTGCGGTACTGGCAGAACTACGTTGGACGCCCTGTGTGCTTCTCAACGTATGGTCAGCAGCAAATTTACATCTCTCCCGTGCCTGACCAGTCCTACAGCATGGAAGTCGACACGGTTATTTTGCCTTCTCCGCTCGTGTTGACCAATCCTACGGTCAATGACGCCATCAACGACCCGTACACGGTTCCTGTGGCGTTCTACGCGGCCTACAAGGCAAAGTACAAGGAACAAAGCTACGGAGAATCTGAGATTTTCCTCCAGCAGTACAACCGTCAAGTACAGAGCGTGTTGAATTCAGTCTTCACGCGCAGAATCCCGGACCCGTATAGCAGTCCTTACTAAGATGGCATCTCAGGAACAGAAAAAGACCTACACTGTCCTGAAGACGTTTGGTGGCATCAACACAAAAGCCAACCGGACTGCCATCAAAGACAGTGAATTCTCATGGTTGGAAAACGCCATGCCGATTGGCGACTCCAACATTAAAATTGTTCCTGCTCAAAGCACGGTTACGGACAGCACAGGCAATGTTGTTGTCTTTGCCAACACAACATCCTATCTAACATCCACAAATATCAACGTATCTGACTACATAGTCAGTTTTCAAATAGACGGCAGCGCACAAGCATTCAATCTGAATGGCAATGTTAAAAGCAACATAGCATCGTCAAACATATTTAGCAGTGCAAACGTCAGTTCGGCCCAGTGGAAAAACCAAAGACTGATCATTGCCGATCCAAACAACGGATTGTCCAGTTGGGATGGCAATAACGTAGTTTCTATTGGGTCTGTTGGCTTGATCGCGGTATCAAATCCCGGATCTGGCTACACATCTGCGCCAAACGTGGTGATCAGCGCACCTAATGATGCTAATGGCGTCCAAGCGGTAGCGACAGCTACGATTGTCACGGGTTCTGGTGGCATTAGGTCAGTCTATGTGACCTCTGGTGGCTCTGGATACACGGCAGTCCCAGACGTAACCATTGGTGCGCCCAACATCACGGGTGGAACCCAGGCTACAGCAGTTGCAAGCATCAGTGCTGGAGCAGTTGTTTCTATCGGAGTGGTAGAAGCAGGGTCTGGATACACATCTGTACCTACTGTGACCTTCTCCAGCGGTTCTGCTACTGCTAATGCGGTCATTTCGACTGGTGGCGTCTCTAGCGTCAACTTGGTAAACGCTGGTAGCGGATATACATCATCCCCCACCATCACATTCTCGGGTGGTGGAGGCTCTGGCGCTAATGCTCTAGCTCAGATTGTCACGTTCAAAACCGGAACAGTCAGTATTCTGCTCAACAACGGTGGTTCTGGCTATACGTCAGCACCAACCGTGTCTATCGGTGGTGCTAACACCACCACTGCTACTGCTACAGCAATTGTTTTAGGCAACACGGTTTCGCAGATCGTGATGACCAACCCTGGCGCAGGGTATACCACTGCTAACGTGACACTTACTGGTGGTGGATTTACTACTGCTGCCAACGTCACGGCAGTTGTCAACACAGATCAGATAGTTTCTACCGCCACGTTTTCTGGTAGAACCTGGGTGGCCGCTGGACGTACCGTCTACTACTCAGCGGCAGACTCGTACAGTGATTTCACCAGCGTATCTGCTGGGTCAATCACCCTGTCTGACTCGACATTGCACGGCAACATCAAAGCCCTGCTCTCAGCCAATAATTTTCTGTACATCTTTGGTGAGACAAGCATCAACGTCTTCTCTGACGTTCGCGTTGACACCAACGGTCAAACTTTATTCACAAATACTAACGTCTCTGCCAGTGTAGGGACCAAGCGTATCTACGCTATCTACCCGTTTTTTAGAGCCGTGCTGTTTATGAATGACTACGGGATCTATTCCCTGGTCGGTTCTACTACCAGCAAGTTGTCAGATCCTCTTGACGGGATATTCCAACTCATAGACTTCACCCAGCCGATCAGCGGAGGTCAGGTTTTACTGAACAACATACTATGCGCGGCATTCTCCTTCACTTACAACGACCCGGCAATTGGAGCGAGAAAGGTCCAGGCCGTGTTCTTCGAGAAGAAGTGGTTTCTAACCTCCCAAGGAGCGTTGGACTACATCACTTCCGTCCCTACAGCGGGGGTCATTCGCCTCTATGGGACCGCAGGCTCAAGCCTCTACCGTCTCTATGCTAATTCCACGGCCAATGTAGCAACAACCATTCAAACGGCTCTCATGCCTATGGGTGATCCCATTCGAACCAAGCAAGCACTCAAGTTTGGATTAGAAGCGCAGTTGCAAGCATCGTCTACGCTCTTTATCAGCGTGGACAACGAGCAGGGAACCGGGGCGACCGGTGCTTATACGATAGACAATACAGTCACTTGGATCAATAATTACTACCAACCGGTTACTTGGCAGAACAACAGTTTGCAGACTGTAGGATGGGAGTCTGCTTATGGGTACGCTCTGTATAAATCAGATGCCCAGCAGTACGGCAAGTATCTTGGTTTAACCATCAACAGTAACAGTGCTGGTTATACTGTGAATACTTTCGAGTTTGAACACGAATTGAGAGCGAGGTTCTAATGACCGTCCCATATGCTTTTGCCAATCTAAGCGGGAACATTGCTCTTGCCAAGCTAGACAGCAATTTCAACACGCCGATCACCATCGGCAATACGTCTGTCTTGCTAGGCAATACGGTCACCACGCTCAACAACCTCACGCTCGCCAACGTCACCATAACAAGTGGCACGAGCAATGTCACAAACGTCAATGTGACAAGCATCAACGTAGTGAACGTCACGGCCACGCTTGCCAACGTAACTACGATCAACGCCACCAGCGCGTTCATCACTACCGGCAACATTGCGACTGCCAACGTAGGCAATCTCACGCTGCTCAATGCCTTGACCGTGCCAAACGGTGGCACAGGACTAGTCACTCTTCCTGCCAACAACGTGTTGCTTGGCAACGGTACAAATTCCATTGCATCTGTAGCGCCGGGAACGTCCGGAAATGTCTTGACTAGCACTGGGAGCGGTTGGGTTAGTAATGCAATTCCATTGCCAGCAAATGTTGCACCAAATACAGCTTCATATGTTCTGGTTTCTTCAAACGGGAATTTGACGTCTGGCAGAGTATTGACTGCTGGTGGAAATGTAACCATTACAGACAATGGTCCTGGAAATACAATTATTATTGCTTCTGCCAGTGGAGGTACAGTCACAAGTGTTACCGCCACTTCTCCTATTGCTTCGACTGGAGGAACTACTCCAGTCATATCATTTGCCGTTTCTCCCGGTTTGAACGGAAATGTGTTGACCAGTACGGGTACGGCATGGGTAAGTTCTGCTTCGACGGGTGGTGGAAGCACAAATCTTGATGGCGGTACGCCAACGACAAATTATGGCGGCACAACCGCTATCAACGGAGGAACTCCATAATGGCTGTTCAAATTCAATTGCGCCGTGGCACGGCTGCTCAGTGGACTTCTGCTAATCCAACACTAGCATCTGGTGAGGTTGGATATGAAACCGACACTAACAAAGAAAAAATTGGTGACGGTACAACCGCTTGGAATTCTCTAGCGTATTTTGGTGGAGGATCTCCTGGAGGTTCTACCACGCAAGTACAGTTTAATAGTTCTGGATCTTTTGCAGGTGATGCAAACCTCACGTTTAGCGGAAGCACACTCACTTCTGCAAACTTGATTGTTTCTAACCTAACTGTATCTCAAGCAGTATTTAGCAGCTCTACAAAACAACTTGTCAGTAACCCAATCACGGGTACTGGCTCTGTTGTGATGAATGCCAGTCCCATTATCACTAGTCCTAGTCTTATCACACCCGCATTAGGTAGTCCTGCATCTGGAAATATGGCTGCTACTACTAGCATTCCAGTTGCCAACGCAACCGGGACGCTTGCTGTTGTTAACGGTGGAACAGGACTTACTAGCACACCGGCTAACGGCGCTCTTGATATTGGCAATGGGACTGGATTTACCCGCACAACGCTAACTGCTGGAACTAACGTAACAATTACCAACGGTTCTGGTTCAATTACGATTGCATCTTCTGGCGGCGGATCTCCGGGCGGTTCTTCTGGACAAATTCAATATAACAATTCCGGAGCTTTTGGTGGTTTTGCAAATTTAACTTATAATTTAACTGGGCCTATTGTTAATACAACTATTGGTGTCGGTGGTACAACTCCTAGCACTAGCGGATCTGGAATTTCTTTCCCAGCAACTCAATCAGCATCGTCTGACGTCAATACGCTGGATGATTACGAGGAAGGGACTTTTACGCCAGCAATTGCTTTTGGTGGGGCTTCAGTAGGGATAACGTACGCCACACAACCGGGGTCTTATACAAAAATCGGAAATAAAGTATTTTACTTTATAGGCATTCAATTAAGCTCAAAAGGTTCTTCTACTGGAGCAGCTACAATTACGGGTCTGCCGTTTACAGCGGTTGGAACAACTGCTTACGTACCGGGGTCAAATTTTTTAGGTAACATGGCGGCGGTAACCGCGCCTTTAATGATTAGGTCTATTTCAGGCACAACTACAATGGATATTTATCAAGTTGTTGCCAATTCATTTTCAGCAGTCACTGACACCAATTATACAAATTCAACTTACACTTACGTTGCTGGATTTTATACAACCGCTTAACTACACCGGATTAGTGTAGTCAGACACAGGGATTTATTATGCTTACGAAAGAAGTCAAAATTGACCAGATCACAGTAACCGAAAACGGCATTGTGTTGTTCCGCGAAGCAACGCGCGTCCTTGAGGACGGTGTGGAATTGAGCAAGACCTACCATCGGTCAAGCCTGACTCCGGGGCAAGACATCAGCGCAGTACCGGCAAACGTGCAAGCAATTTGCGCGGTTGCTTGGACTCCTGAAGTTGTGGCGGCTTATCAGGCACAAGTATCGGCGGTGTAAATGTCAGACAATACCGAGACCAAACTAGCCGTGCACGAAGCTATTTGTGCCGAAAGGTACAAACAAATATCTGATACTTTGGCTTCTGGCGACAAACGGATGACCAAGATTGAATATCTTTTGTACGCTGTTATGGTTGCGGTGTTGTTTGGTCCAGGTGCTGCTGCTGAATTTTTTAAGAAATTAGTCGGCCTATGAATATGGACGATCTGTCCTACGTCGAGTTTGGTGACGTAGACGGATTAGGAAAAATGTTGTTTGAGAACGGTGTACAGCACCGTTTGTTCTACGAACAGTTGGCAGACAAAGGAATTCTGATACCTCAGTATCCTTTGATAGACGCAGACCCAAATAACTTAGATGACTGGTTGTTTGTTCACAACCAAGAGCATGAAAGACTGGCAAGTCAACTGAACCTAGACAATCCTTTTCAGTTGATCAACGCAGATTGGAATGTTGAAGATGACTTCTATGATTGGATAGGAGTACATTTGAGCATCCATCAACAGATTGTCAAAGTATTAGGACTGTAATGGACCCTCAACTGGAACAAGCACAGGCCGCTACCCAGCAGTTCATGCAGCAGTATGGGTTGGATGCTAGGACTATGGCATCTATAGGGCAGATGGCACAGGAGGCTATACGGGACAAGAGCCTGTATGCGCTCCTGCGTGAACAATTGTTGGGTGCACAGATCCTGACAGAGAAAGAGTTACCTGAACAGGTCAACTACATGACCTTGGCCGCGCTTGCGTCTATGGGCGCTCTGGCAGGAGGTCAGTAATGGCTATAGATGCAGATGGCAACTTCTACAACCCATACTCACCGGGGACGTATGAGTATGAGATGGAGGAAGGCACTCGTGGTCAAGAACCCACTCCTGGTCCAGCACAAACTTTTTATGTAACTCCTGATCCACTCAGAAGTCAGCAACCTACTCCACCCTCAGGTTTTTTCTCTTTCAATAAAATCACAAGTTTAATCTTATCTGTTGCCACGCTTTCAGTCCCTCTTTTAGGTGAAATGATTGGTGCGTCAATCCTTGAAGGATTAGGCGTTACTGGTGCGAGTGCCGCTGTAGAGGCCGGAGTTGGTGCTGCGGCATTATCTGCCGGTTCTGTTGCCGCTCAAGGTGGCAATGCAGAAGACATACTCAAGGGTGCTGCTACCGCTGGGTTCGCATCTGGGATCAACGTCGGTATGGGTGGCGGAGTTGCTGGGGCTGCCACCGGATCATTTGTTGGCTCTGCCATACAAGGTGGAACCGTAGATCAAATACTGACAAACGCGGTTGCAGCAGGCGCTGGAGCTGGTGTGCAAGGCGTTCTCGGACCCGCTGCTGGAACCATTGTCCGTGACTTGATTAAGACCGGAGAGGTTTCAGACCAGACGCTTATCAAAGCCGCTGTCTCAGAAGTTAGCGCGTGGAACAAGTCTGGTGATAGATCTGCACCCATTGTTGAAGGCCAGCCTGTTGCTTCTCCAGCAGCAGAAGAGCCTGTCCCAACCAGCATTTCACTAGAACCCAAAGCAGAAACCCCTGCGGCCACACCAGAAACTGCTGCCGCTACTCTTCCTCCTGTTGCTGTTACTGCTCCTGTTGTTGCACCTACGGTTACTGACGTAGATGTGATGAAGCAGGTTGCTGCACAACAACCAACAGTTCCTTTAGAAAAGGTAACTGTGTCGGGACAAGGCGCTAACGTAGCCCCAGTTGAAACCACAGTACCTAGTACAACTGTTCCGTCTACTGCTGCTGTTGCCACTCCCACTCCAGCGCAACCATTCCCGACACCAACTATTACGCCTGTTGCAGAGCCAGAGAAAGAAGCGCCAGTTGTTACTGATATCCCGCCGGTAGAACCTCCACAAACTGAATTTGAAAAAAAGTTTATTAGCGAAACTGTTCCTGCTCCAGTAACTACTGGGCCAGAGTTCCAGCAAGTAACAATTAGAGAAACCGTTCCCCCTCCGGTAGATACAACTGAGTTTGAACAGAAAATAATCAGAGAAACGGTTCCCAGAGCCTCTGATGTAGTTACAGAAACGCCTGTTCCTCCTGCTGCTACTCCGCCTACGGAACTTCAACAAGTTGTTGTTAGGGACAAGGCAGAAGAACCTGCGCCAACAATTACAGACATTGTTGCCAAAACTATGGAGCCTCCGCCTGCTCTTCCCCCTCCTGCTGCACCAGAAGTAAAAACAGAAGAGCCTAAGAAAGAAGAACCGTCAAAAGAAACCAAAAAATTATATCCAACCGTTACTAGCGTTCCTCCTCCTGTAAGACCGGGAAGACAACCTATAATCACAGGTGTTAGTCCTGCTAGATTACTGGCAGACGCTCTGGCTGCTTACCGGCCAGCAGGTGCTATAGAAGGTGAAGAGTCTGGGAAAGAAAGGCAAAATGTCTGGAATGAGAAATCACTGCGTCTCAAAGACGCTCTGGGGTTGTAAATGAGTGAACTACGCAAGATGACCCGTATGGGTGGAGATCTCCGCAAGATTGCCCGTCTGCTGCAAGACAAGGGCAGGAACGGAGATACGATCCTGGCGCACATCAACCCCCGTGAGGCTGCACTCCTGCGTGAGCAAGGCGGTTCTGGAACTATCAACCCAGAGACCGGACTTATGGAGTTTGAAGACGGCCTTGATTACTCTCCAGAACAAGGTGGATTTGAGAGTCCGAGTGTTGGTGACTACTCACCGGAACAAGGTGGATTTGAAGCACCACAAATTTTCTCCGCACCAACGGTTGGAGAAGGCATTGACCTGACTGGTGGGCCTTATGCTGTAACTTCTGCTCCGACTTTTGGTGATCGTGGTGCAGCAGTGGGCGCCACACCAACTGATTACGCTTTGTCTGGTATGCGTACTCCTACCGCTTTGGGAGAACCTATCGCTGGACCACAAGCAGGGCCGTCGCAAGCACCAGGAGAAAAGAGTTTCTTGGAGTCACTCACTGGTGGAGACAAAGCTCGTTTGGGGTTAGGTGCGCTTGGTGGTCTACAGACTGCGCTGACAGCTCGCAAGGCTCGTCAGGGTGCACAGCAGGCAGCACAGCAGATCCGTGATATCGGTGCACCTTACCAACAGCGTGGTTTGGCAGAACAGGCTGCTGCCGCTCGTGGTGAGTTGACCCCGGTTAACCAGCAAGCTCTGGAAGCACAACGCGCTCGTGCTGCCCAGGCTGGTGTTGCTCGTGGTGGCGTAGGTATCGCTCAACAGCAGAGAGCAGAGGAAGATCTGCGTCAGAGGTTGTTAGCAGCACAGCAAGACTTTGGGTTAAAGTTGTCTGGTATTGGCGATCAGTACACGGCCAAGGCTATTCAAGAGGGCATCCGTGCTGACTCTGAGATCTCTTCTCTGTACGGTCAGTATTTTGGTAACCTGACTCGACTGGCTGCTCCTACTGTCATCCAAGCAAGTCAACCTCCCAAGGCGTAATCATGGCCGAATTATTCTTCACAGAACAACTCAACAAGCCATTGGTGGCCGGCATGGGAGCGCCTGCGAAGACAGACAATCGGCTTGAGCGAGAGATTTCTGAACTTGGTGCAGAAGAAACAAGACGCCTTACTGCTAATATTGATCTGACTCGTGACCTTGGTAACATGATGATCAAGGATGCAGAAGGCAAAAACCTTCTTGCAATAAAAGAAAAAGAATTACAAGCTGTACACGACAGAGAAAGAAAACGTATTCGAGACAAATTGGGGGAGGAGTATTACAACTCTCCCGATATGCAAAAGTTTAAAAAGTTTGCTGATGAATCAGCAGACAAGATGATGTTTGTTCCAAGCCAAACTACAGCACCTTTGTTGGGTGTTGTGTTTGCGACTATTGGTGCAACCGGAATGTTGCTTGGCGGGTTGAGCAAGAACAACGCCAAAGCAGCACTGTCAGCTATGAACGGTATGGCAGAAGGGTTCAGCAAAGGTAAAGAAGACTTGTACAAGCAAGAGCGCCAGACGTTTGACACCAACGTCAAGGCCATGACACAACGTATGGCGATCTTGAAATCTAAACTCGATGTTGCCAGAGAGAAAATGAAATATGACGCTGAATCAGCCGATATGGAGGCTAACGCAGCGTTTGCAGAAGCTGGTGCTGACTTCTTAAAAGCCAACAAAGACAAGTTTGGTTTGCAAGACAGCATCACTAAACTTGAGACCCAGATCAAACAGAATGATACCTGGGCTAGGTTGATGGCAACCAAGAAAAGTGCTGCCATCAAAGAATTGGAAGCACAAAAATTTAAGGCTCATCAATCTGAATTAGAAAGAACGCAAAAAGAATTTTTGCAATCTCAAGCAATAGAAAGTAGAGAAAGGCAAGCGGCGTCTGATCGCGCTCTTAGAGCAAGTATTGCTGAAGGACAACGTTCAAGCGAAGCTCAAGGAAGAGAATTAAGAGCGCAGATTGCTCAAGACCAACTTGCCGCAAAAGGAACAAAAACACCTGGGTTCAGTGATAGATTTGGGTTTGGCGAAAACGTTGCAATTGCTTCTAATGAAGCTGCCAAAACCATATCAAATATTATGGGGTTGCCGGTAGAAACAACTAGCGGTCTTTTTGGAGGAAGGCAAACAACAAGTTTGTTTACCGCACCAATTGATGCTTTTGTAAACAGGTTGACTCCAGAGTCTGCACAAAGATACATACCAGAAGTAAACAAACTTGCTTATTATATTGCTCAGATGCAAAAGGCAGGGAGAGTGGTTGGTCAGCAAGAAGTTGCACTTATAAGTAAAGCTATAGAAATAAAAGAAAATGACACATTAGAAACCGTTGCCACCAGGCTTGCTCAAGCAAGGCAAATGGTTGAAAAAATTATTGAAGTCAAACTTGTAAGCCCCAACACCCCTGAGCCTTTAAAAGAAGTTTACAAACAAAACTTAGAAGACATAAAAACTGCAATACCATTTACAGTTCAAGAAATAAACAAATTTGTTATAAGCAGAGGCAAGAACAAAACTTTTGGAGAAGTGTTGTCAGAACGATACAAAACACAAGGCTCTTCTGGTCCAAAAGAAGGAGATGAAAATATTTCTTCAAGTGGAAAGCCAATGGTGTTTAAAAACGGACAATGGATGTACAAGCAATGAGTGCAGTTCCTAAAGAAGACATTCCAGGAAATCTTGTACCTGCGTCTGATTTGCCAAAAAATTTTCGGACAAAAGAACCTGATTTATCGGTTCCTAAAGAAAAGTCTGGGATGGAAGCTATAACTAGCACAATCCCTTCTGGATACATTGGTGGTCTGTTTGCTCCAGAAGCAATGGAAACTGCTGGGGTGGGTGTCACTGCACTTGGGAAAGCCTTAGGAACCATGCCTGGATACGCAGGAATGGTCGGCAAAGCAGCACAAGTTGTTGGCCCCACAATTGCGGCAGGCGGTGAGGCGTTGCGCGGATCAAGAATGGCATCCGGATTAGGTGGAGCGTTTACCTCTGTCGCTGGAGAGTCTGTAGGTCAAGCAGCAAAAGAGATGGGCGCAGGCCCAGTTGGAACAGAAACTGCAAGAATTTTGGGAGCAACTGTTGCTCCTCTGCCTTTTCAAATGTTTGGAAGCACAATTGGAAAGGTGGTTGGAATGCTGCCATCTATGAGAGCAGCTAGAACTTTTGGTGAGTTTCTTCAAGAAAAAGGAATCACAGCAGCAGAGGTTGAAAAACTGAGCAGTGCAAACAAAAAATTTTTGCAAGAAAAAGCTACTGAACTTCGCGCAGGAGGAGAGCGTTCTCGTGCGGCAGAAATT